GCGACGGTGACGAGTCTTGCGGGACTTTTTTGTCTTACGAGACTTTTTGGTCTTACGACGACGAGTCTTTCCTCCACGAGGTCTACGATCTTCTGCCGAGGCATCAAAGGCCATCTGACGCGCCTCAGGTGTCGGTACATCAACCTTCATAATATCTTCCGGACGAGATGTTGTGTCAGGAGGAGAATCTGGATTTATTTTACGCTTGTATCCAGTCATCTGACGCGGGGGAGTCCTAGGAGAAAGTTCTAGCGCCTTGTCAATATTAACAACTTTCTGCCCAGTGCTCATTTACTTATTCGGCCCAAAAAATCATACTAAAGTTCGTTTACCCAAAAATTAAGCGCGAAAAAAACATGAAGAATGGCAAGATGAAAATCGGGAATACGCCAAAACTCACAAACGCCATAAAACCAATAATCAACTTGCCCCCTGTAAACAAGGTTTCACCATAGAGAGCAGACTCAATTGTGATGGAAAACAATATGAACAGCATCACAAAATATCCAAAATAGCCAACGATAGATCCAATTAAACTCATCACATCCTGCGCTGGCGTGCTTCCTGAACTCGTTGCGTTTACTGCCGGAGCATTAAGCTTGAACGTCTGACCATCCTTAATTGTACGCGAACTCGGGTTGCCGTTGATTTTTACATCAACCCTTAACTGTTTGGCCTTATTTGGATTAGGATCAGGAATTCCCATATTTTTAGGATTCACTGTAACATTGATGCTTCCGTCTTTCAGGTATGAACGAACAGCTTCTGTCACATCCTGGTAATTTTTGTCGTAACCGTACTGTGCTTTCACAATCTGTAGACCTGAAGCAATACGTGCGGGAGGAGCATCAATATCAATAGTTTCCCCGTCTACTGCCGTTACTGTATTACTCTGACCACCGTTGATAGTGTAGTTCACGGTTAGTGTCTTTACTTGGCCCGGAGAAGGGTCTGTAATATTCAGGGCTGTCGGAGTTACTACGAAATGTAACTTTCCATCAACTACCTGTGAACTTACAGCCCCCGCAACATCTATTAACTTTGTAGTTCCTACGCCGTATGTTGCCGACTGAATTTTGACTCCGGTGGCCATTCTTATTATACTGCAAGGATTATGAGCTGAATACAACGTTCGCAATTCCTCCCATCACACGGAGAAAGTTGTATGATTCAACGTATGCACGAACTGTGAAACTGTACGGTAAAGTCTTCACTGCATTTGCGACCTGAGTTGTCGGAACAATCGTAATTACATCAAGAGGAGAGTACAGTGGAAGACCATTTGGACCTACGGCATTTGGGTTCACAATTGTTGGTCGGGGATTATTCAGCGATGATTTCAGGACACATACAGGAGCTACCTGTGCAGGATCCGAATCAATTGGAATAAATGGTGGCTGAACGTACGAATTACGAAGTATGATTTTATTGAACATTGAGCCGTTAATGTGACCACTTGGTTGTTTCTTATGGTGATCAAGTGCGAATGAGTACGTATACACTCCAGGAATATCGGTGGTGGTGCGACCAGTCTGGTACCGATAGTTTTCAAGTTGGCTGAAGAAATAGGTCTGCTTGTAAGAGAATCGCTCCTTTCCGTCAATGATAACCGCTGACTCAAGCAGGATATCACGTTGGGATACTCCTGTATCCAGAGCATTTCCAGTATTAAATACTCCGGCTGGACCCGTCATACCAGTCGTGTCAATGGGAGCCTTGTACGGATCTACCCAGTTCGTATAGTTATCGGCATCGTTTTGGAGGATACGATCAGTCCGCTGAGCAACCCATACGATTTGGGTACACAAGTTACGCATGAGTAGAGTTAGATCTTTACTTGCACCATATAACCCTTCATCCATTACCATATCTATCTGGTTGATAATGAATGAGTTCTCAGTCTTTGCTAAATGAATACGCTCAGCGTCTCCTAAGAATATATAGTTGGCCTCAATGAATGGATTGAGGGTCCAGTAGTACAAGGTAGGATTAGTGGGAACTGGGGAAAGAGAATACGTTGGTGGTGACAGGAAATTGTTCATAGTCATTAGCAGACTGCTGGGATCAGGAGCAATACGGACTCCGAAGTTAGGATTAGGCACATTGTCAATTGTTTCACGGATATCGCGAATAGTGAATAACTCGTACATGTTCGTCAGTTCCACCACAATTTCTACAATAGAATTCTGCAGGGCTCCGAGTGGAAGAGCCGACCCAGCATCTTCGCAGAACCAAAAATGGAGAGGAACATTCAGCGTGCGTCCATAAATTGACGGCTCGGCTGGAGTTGATGCTGTAGAAATCGCGTGGGGGTACTGGTTTGTACGATCGTAAGCGTTTCCGGGATCGTACATTTCTCGAACATTACCTACCATCTGATCAACCATAGCCTTCTTATTTCCATCGAAGTTCAGGTCGGCATACAGTTTCATCCACTCTCCAGTGTGACGTACAATTTCCTGACCGTTGATCACGATAGCTGCATAATTGATCATGTTGTATCCAATATTCCGGATCCACTGGAATTCGTATCCAATAGCTGATGAATTATTATTCAAGTTAGGATGAGAAGTGGTTACGGGCTGAACTGAAGAATAAATGTTTGGAAGTGTCATCACAATATAACAATCATTCACAAGCTGGGAAAATTGCTCCACATTTGCTCGTAAAGTAACTGAACCTGATACAGGAATTCTCAAATTAGTCGTTTTAAAGACAAGCTCAAACTGCTCCATCGCAAAATCTGTATGGCGCTTGTACACGGTCCTAAAATGCGTGAACGATGGGTTCCCACATACTAGTTGATCTTGTGCGCCTTTGTTTACGAGCTGAATTAAACCTCCAGACATCTCTTACTTATTTACTGAATAGTTTTATGCGTGTATACTCCGCATTTTTTACATCCGGTCCGATCTACATTGATAGATACAGTTGTGCAATTGCACAGACGTGTAAGTTGCAGGTTCCTGGCGTTCGTGTTGAGCGAGGTGGTCTTTGATACAATGAAGTCCGCAACCTGCGAAGCCTTGTAATCTAACCAACTACCGTTCGTGCGCCGGATACGGCTACCTCCCGTATGCCGGGGAATCAGCATGGGAACCGAATGTGGCGTCTGCGGGACAGTAGCTACGTTGACATCAGTATTCGCCCTGATATCGGTAGCGTACGTCTTGGCTCCACGCAGACGCTGTAGCCGTGTCCAGTCGGCCGCCGATAATCCACGCGTTCCCGCCTGGTTGTTTGATGATGTCCTGGGATGAGCTACAGTGGCCATTTATACAACACCCGGGAAAAATGAAATGGAGTTGGGGCCATTACGTGACCCTACCTGTAATAATCGCTTCGTGTCCTGGAAAGCAACGTAATCAAAAATTTCGTTAGTCTGTGGGTCCAGGATCATAACCATGCCCTTTACTTTCACAATTTGGAGCTTCCTATTTTTTCTTATTAAGTTTACCTTGTACAGCGCATCTCTCTCATCATTCAAGTACGATGGGCGGTAAGCTAAATCTTCTGCCGTAACAGACGTATCAAAACGCATACATTGGATCACCGGCTGTTCTTTCGAATGTAACTTACGATGAATCTCACAATCTACGGCCGCCTGTTTCAGGATTGTGGCAATACTCTTGATAATTCGGCTTTTTTCAAACGCTACCTCGTACAAGAACTCGTCGGACGTCATGAACGCATCTTTAGCTCATCGCCTTCGTACCGCTTTAACTTCATATCATTACGGCGAATCAGTGTAATGTTTGGTCCTTCCTGGTCAGTGAGCTGTTCTGGGGAAAAAACAGACATGTAAAGTTTTACGGTAACATTACGGTCTTCTGCAGGTAACTTCTCGTGAGAGTTGATACGGATAGCACGACCAATAACCTGCTCGATACGCGCAGGGTTCCAATACGGTTCCATGATGTACACGTTTCGGACATTCTTCAGTGTAATACCTTCAGCCGCCGCTTTAGTGCCCATGAAAATACACAGCCGACGTTTTTCCTTGATTGAATCACGTAAGGTTCCCGGTAACTGTTCATACTCACCATTGAAAATCAGGCGGACGTATTCTCGTTCATCCTTGTCTTCTTCGCCAGTATACGTACAGAACGCTGGAACACCCTTTTCCATCTCACTTTCACGCCATTGTCCTCCTTCTTTGACTAACTTGTATTTTTGAAACCCATTGTGCTTCAAAATAAGTCCAAATACTCCAAGACCTTCCAAAGACTTGAACTCGGAATACACGAACTGGTTATTGAACTCTCCGTCTTTACCTACACTCGCTTTCAGATCTTTGAGCATTCTCGCCATTTTGGGCGAGAAGTTTTCTAAAGTTTTGGGGGAAAGAAACCGTTCAGGATCAGCGTCCAACTTATCTAGAATTACTTGCTTGTCTTCCGGAATAGGTTTGCCGTACATAGACTCTTCGGTTTCTCCTACATCTGTTACCTTGTACTTGAACTCTGGGGGAATCGCGTAATTACATACGAGACGAGACGTCATACGATACGAACCCAGATCGTCATTGATGGATGGATTACGTTTCTTGTTGGCATCACGATCCATTTCAACTTTACGGGCTTCTAAGTACATGAGATACTGCTGAGGAGACATATCTATTTTCTGCAGGGTCTTGTCCTCGTCCAGACGTTTGGGAAGTAACTTTTCATCAGCGCCCTTGTAGTACGAGACCAACCCTTGAATACGCCGTCCAAACATTAGAGCGTTCTTGATATTCAATCCGTCCACGAACGTATTAATGAATCCTTGAGGACCGTCAAATTCTGTAGGTAAACACTCCAGGTTTTCTACATGCATCTTATCTTCGCCCAAAAGCTCTACTCCCGCAAACCGCGTCTCAAAATCAACTTTCCATTCAGTTACCCATTTCTTGATATCCGGTTCCTGCTTGAACTCCTTAGAATACTTCACGGCAATCCGCTCTCCTTTCTCGTTATATACGCTCTCAAAGTACGGAGGATTACGTGTGAGCTTGATTTCGTGCTTTACGGAATTGTACTCTATCGTATCCACATCTTTTTGCTGACGGAAAAAGGCAGTCATCAGAGCTTCGTCCCAGGCCATTGCCGCTTTCGTAGGTACTGTTACACGCTCAATAGGTCCACGAAGCAAATTCATTAAGTACGCAATTTCCTGAGGGCGGTTAATAGTAGGAGTTCCAGATAAAGCCACGACCTTGCAGTTTGAAGCATAGTAGATCATATCGTACAACTTACGCTTAATTTCACGGTCGTTTACGACAGATCCAATTAAGTTATGAGCTTCTTC